TCCCCATTTGCTTCTCTTAGCACAGCAGCGTAGTATCTTAGCTGTCCTGGCAGGTCTACCTCGCTGATATCGACTTCGTTATCACCGATGTCATCCAAACACATAGTTAGTGAATGGAATGACTCTTCTGCCGGATATACACGCGTGAATATGTTCCACGCTTCCCACCCGTCCGTTAGGTACGAGTAGAGACGTATAAGCGATTCGGTGCGTGACCTCTCCTTATGTCGCTCAGGGTATACTTCCCGTTGCAGTATTTCCAGAGGGTCCCGATGCGCCCAACCGTGTATCCACCGGTGACCAAGGAAGTGCGGATAGTCTTTTAGTTCTTTCCGCTCCGCGAACGTGTCAATCACTTGACTCTTCATCACACTCAGTGTGAAACCTAGCTCCGCCGCATACCGGGCTAGACTCCCGAGATCGTACTCGGTGTTTGACGCAAATAGCACGTCATCACCCTGAATCCACACTCTATCCGGTTTGAGTGCAGCTCCAGTGAGCTTGATCATCACATAGTTCATGAGAAGCAGGTTTAGTACGCTATCCACAATGGCTGTGAACGCGGACCCACTTGGCACTCCCTTGTGCTTTTGGAACACTGTTCCATCTGGCGTGATGATACGCGAATGAATGAAGTCGCTAACATACCGATCCCACACACTTCGCGCCGTTTCGTCTAGTTCAAGATGCGTCCGTAGCATTCGAAACACATCGTCCAACATAAACGCTGGCGCGCTTGCGTCAAACCCTGACCAATCCAGGGAATAGACGTAACGGAACCTCGACTCTAGCTCAGAGACTAGAGCTCCTTTCTCAACCGATCGTAGACCGATCGCGAAAGGACGCTTTCTCTCCAAGTTTTCATGGATTCTCTTTGAGAACGCCGAACCCACAATACTCGTGTGGAGCGACGCCATCCAAACAAGGCGAGTTTTTGGACCAGACGGCCCAGGCTGAACCCTGCGACCAAAGACGTAAGGATCAAAACCACGATCCCCACTCCAGATACGCTGTGCAGCCCGAAGAGCCTTGTCCAATACGAACTTGTTCCGAGTGAAGTAAGGAGCCCCAGCATAATGAGACTTATAGATGAAGCGGTCCACCACCACATCCAATGGATAAGGCTCTCGCCCTCCATCCGCCTTACCTGCAACAGCGAGCGTCGCAGAAAAGGCGTCCCCGTAAGCCCTGGCATC